GTCTTCTCCATGAAGATCAATGACGCGGAATGTGTTCGGCCACCTGCACTGGCCATGACTACGAGCTGCCTGCTCGTCGCGATACAGCGCCATCGGCTGGGCTGGCTCGTGGGCAAGATCCAGCAGGTCACTGCGGCAATACAGCGCCCAGCGATATTCGGGAAGCTTGGGCGGCAGGTGCATTGGGTCGGTCATGCAGCGGCTCCTCGCTGGGTATAGCGGGATCTCAGGGATCGCTCGGGCGCAGGCGCTTTGGCGGGAGGCTGCCAGCTCGCAGAAAGGCTTTCGAAACGGTTGAACTGCCCCAAAAATGCCGCGCGCACGGTTCCGGCCTCAATGTCTCGACCTTTCCCCACAATGATTTCGGCGATGCCTTTCAGCTCGCTGTCTTCGTGGTAAACCTCGTCGCGGTAGACGAACAGGATCACGTCTGCGTCCTGCTCAATTGCGCCCGACTCACGGAGGTCAGATGGCACCGGGCGCTTGTTTGGGCGCTCCTCGCACTTACGAGAAAGCTGGCTGAGCAGCACAACCGGAATACCGAGCTCGCGCGCAAGTAACTTGCACCCACGACTTATGCCGCTGACCTCTTCAGTGCGATTGCCACCCTCGCCTTCCATCAGCTGTAGGTAATCGATCATCAGGATGTCGAGCCCATAGCGCATCTTGTGCCGACGAGCCATCGAGCGAATGCGGCCGACCGTGGCGCCGGCGCGGTCTGCAATGAACAGGTTTGAGTGCTGGATCTTGCCTACTGCCGCGCACAGTTCCGCCCCGTGGGATTGGCAGGCAGAACCGTTTTTGATGACGTTGAGCGGAATCTTCCCTTCTGCCGCAGTGGCTCGATCAATGAGCTGGGCCCTGCTCATTTCCAGGCTGATGACCAAGGCTGACTTCTTCTGGCGAATCGCAGCGTCCAGCACAAACCCCATGGCAAGCGTGGTTTTGCCCATGGCAGGCCTGCCGGCCACAACGATCAACTGGTCCGGCTGCAGGCCGCCCAGTTTCTCGTCCAGGTCAACCAAACCGGTGGACAGGCCAATCAACGTCTCGCCGCGTGACAGGCGGTCATGCCGCTCTTGCCAGACCTCCAGCTGCTCGGCCACCAGATCACCAGCCTTGACGATCTCATCACCATCGGTGCCAGTGTCGATCGCCATGGCAGCTGCCTGCACGGCCGCGATCTTGTCTTGGATGTCGCCCCCACTCCGGGCGATCTCGAGCGTTCGGTCACTCAGGTCATACAGAGCCCGCTCCACGGCGCGCTCCCTGACGATCCGGGCATACTCACTTGCGTTAGCAACGCTGGGAGTGTTCTTGGCGATCTCAGCGCAATACGCCAGTGCGCTATCACCTGAGGACAACGTGCCCAGGTGATCGGCCACAGTCAGGAAGTCCACGGCGCGACCCGTGGAGCGCACAGACATAATCCCTCGGAAGACTTCGGCATTGTCAGCGAAGTAGAACGACTCCGCCGATAAATCGTCGGAGAGAACGTCGATCAGTTCCGGGCGGAGGAGCATGGCGCCGAGCAGGCTGTGTTCAGCTTCGAGGTTGTAGGGCTCACGCATGGTAATTGCCCTCGACCACCTTCACGAAGTTCGAAGGGGCAATCAGCCAGTCGAACGTCGCCCTGAAGGGTTTGGCACCATTCCTGCCGTCGATCTTGCCCATCAGGAAATCACTGCCGGCAACGATGGTGAAGAAATCACGCCAGAACTCAAGGTCCTGATGGACAGGGCTTTCCGCCCAGCGCGCCTTGATCTTTGCTGAGCGGTCTTTGTTGATCAGAACCACGCTCGGCAGAGTTGGCAGCAGTTCGTTGAACAGGCCTACGATTTGATCGACTGGTACCGCATTCAATGCCTCGCGGATGCTCGCGGTAGCTCCTGACGGTTCCTTGATGGTTCCTTTACGGTTCTGGGGGCACGTGGTGCCGGGGTGAGGGGCATCTAGTGCCGGGGTGGGGGGCATTTGCTGCCGGGGTTCTCCGGCATCTGCTGCCGGGGGGCATGTGGTGCCGGGGTTGTAGCTGGATGGGCTCACGGTGTACCAGGTGGAACGGCCTGTTCGATGGTGAGCAGACAGCACTCCAGACTGCTCCAGCCAGCGCAAAGCGTTGCGTACGGCACGCTCGGACAGGCAGGTGCGCTCTACCATACGAGCCACCGAAGGCCAGCAGACGCCGTCGTCGTTTGAGTTGTCAGCAAGGGATATCAGCACGGACTTCTGGGCCGGACTCATGCCCTGGAGTGGCCAACAAGCCGTCATGATGATCGTGCTCATGACTGTGTCTCGCAAAGGGACGCGCGCAGGTGCTCTACCCACTCGGTGCGAAATGCATGCTTGGACGCAGGCGTGTCCTGGTGTCGGATCATCCGCGCTGCGTTGAGGGCGGAGGATTTGTGGAAAGCTTTCTGGTGCAAAATGGCTACGGGCGCGGTGTTGCTTGCATCCATTGCAGAGTACATAATCGACCTCGTTACTTGCTGTTGAAGAAGCCGGGCTGCCACCCGGTTTTTTTATGCCTGCGATTCAGGTACTGGATGGATCAGCAGGTGTTTCGGTCATCTACTGTTGCAAGGCCAAGCAGATGAAAATGTGCTCACGGTCACGCTGCTGCGTCTGCCTTCCCGGCCTTTAGCGCACCCTTCGTGATCCGCTCGATCTGGTACTGGCGCAGCTCAGGCACATCTGTCCACTGACGGACCGCCTCGTAGGTCACGCCAAGCGCCTTTGCGAGCGCCGTTATTGACCCGAAATAGTTGATTGCCTGGCTTTTGGTCATGGCGACCTCCTTTGCTCGTCTCTGCATTCAAGCATGCTTGCATATGCAAAACAAGCATGCTTGACAAGCAACCTTGTAGATTGCTCACATGAAGACCACAGACCGAATCACTAAGCTCGTGCTGGCTCGGCGCCCTGAATTGGGCGTGCGCAACGTCAAGCGAGATATCGCCAACACCTGCGGCATCAGCTACGAGGCTGTACGCCAGTGGTTCGCTGGCGACACTGAAAACATCAAAAACGAGAACCTTGTGGCTCTCGCCGAGGGCTACGACACGTCTGTCGACTGGCTTCTGTCAGGAAAAGGAGAACCTCCCCGCAAAAGCGAAGCCAAGGCAGTTGCGGCAAAGGACTCTGGGGGCAGCAGCTCAGCAGCAGACGCTGTTAGAAAAATGCTTGAGAAGCACGGCAAGGGGCTGAGCTCTGAAGCACGGCAAAGCATCGTTCGCGCGGTCGAAGAAGACCCTGCTGGAGACAAAGGCAGTGGTTTCATTATCGCTACAGCCCAGCCGGCCGACGGCGACATCTCAATCCCCCAGTACGACATCCGGGCAGCCATGGGCCACGGCCAGGTGCCAGCCGAGTACAGCGAAGTCATCAGGAATGTGGTAATCCGCGAAGAAGTTCTGCGCGAGAAAGGTGTGACCTACACCGCCGCCCAGGCGCTAGCGATGATCACTGGATGGGGGCAGAGCATGGAGGGGACGATCAACGATAAAGATCCGGTGATCGTCGACCGCGGAGTTAATGATTATCACGGAGAGGGTGTGTACGTCCTGACCTGGCATGGAGACTTGCTGATTAAGCGCTTGCAGCGAAAGGACAAGGAGCATGTGTGGCTGATCTCTGACAACAGCAAATATGAAAAGCAAGCAGCTCGGATTGATGACGTAACAATCCACGCGAAAGTTTTACTGGTTTGGAACGCTAGAAAAATTTAAACGTATTGGACATAAGGCAGGGAGTGATATGGAAAGCGCTGATTCAGTTAACCATGACGACTCAGAGGGAAAGGAGAGACTCCCCATTGAAGCTGCCTACCAGAGACAGCTTATGCCCATCGATGTCATTACCTCTTACTCGAGTCAAATGGGCACAGCCGACCTCAGAGTAATTGTCGAAGCGAGAGATGGAAAACACTACGCCGTCAAGACGGTTGCGGACGGAACGGGTGGCGTACCGGCTTCGGAGCTTTTTTGCTATGAGCTAGCCTATAGGGTTTTAATACCAACGCCCTCCTATGCATTTATCAACATGCCGAATGATGGCATTTCTTTTGGATCTGCATGGGAGGGAGGGGTTGTGAACGGCGACCCCAAAATAAACTACCCTCTCTTTATAAATGAAGTACTCACCGGCCAGAAGAAAGTGCCGAACCTGAAGGTGTTCTTCAGCCGACTCTTTGCCTTTGATCTTTTCGTAAATAACGTAGATCGTCATTGGGGAAATTACCTTTGGCGCACAAGCTACAATGACTCATATGTCGCCCTGGCCTTTGATTTTAGTAGGGCGTGCTTTGAATTGGGGCATGACGGCTATCACGCCCTATCACCCCTGTCGCGTACTCAAAGTACCTTCCGGCTGCTAAATACCACCAAAAACTACGATCGGTCCGAAGCAGTTGCCTGCCTAGAAGCAATCCGAGCGATCACTACCGCAGAGGTCGAGGGAATCTTGGGGAATTTTCCGACAGCATGGATGCCCAAGACCAAGCGACGCGAGTACATTGAATGGTGGAATTCTGATGCTCGGCAAGCTAGAATTGACCATTTGCTTAAGCTTCTCTGATGGTGGACGTAATGCATACATTTAAATACTCGATAATTAAGTATATGCCTGACCCAATGCGCGGCGAAATAGTGAACGTTGGGTTAGTTATATTCACCACCGAGAAACTTGACATACGAATGCTCAGCGCATCCGCTAAGGTTAGAATGCTAGATGGTGCATCGGGGCTGGCTGAAATTGAGTCACTGCGAAGCACAATCCATGCATTTGGCGAAATGGCGTCTTCTGTCGATGAGGCCATTGACTTCCTGCAAACATTCAAGGGCTCTACAACCTACTTGTCGGACCCAGCCTTTTTTATACTAGACGATTTAAATCAATATGAGTCCCGAGTTCGTCATCTTTTTGATGATCTTGTAAAGCCGTTTGCAGCCAAAGAAAAAACCCAGCGAACCTCTAGGATTAACACTTTCCTAAAGCACTCATTCGAAAGAATGGACATGCTTGGGAAAGATATAGATGACATTAGCAGGCACAAGGTAATCTACAATTACCCTCTAAACGACAAAACCGGATTTTCTGCCGATTTTCTTCTAAAGAATGGAAGATTCCATATCACTGAAGCAATTGACTTCAATGTGAATGACACAAGCGCAAAGTTTAAGGAAACCACCATGAAAGTCATGACATTCATGGAGGGCAGAAAATACTTAGGAGAAGACTCCGCAAGATATTTTGTCTACGCCGCCTCTTCTGACAAAGAAAAAGACCTTATCCCGCATCTAAATTTAGCAGAAGAATACAGCGACAGGGTCTTCAACTTAAATTCAAAAGAAGAAACACAAGACTATTTTAACTTAATGTCATCTCTAGTCGGATCGACATTGGCGCACGTCCATTAATTGCGTCAAAGTAGAAGCCCGCTCCGGCGGGCTTTTTCATGCCTTCAGAATGGCGCCCCCTCCTCTGCGTGGCGCACCAGGTCCAACTCCACTTCCCTCTCGATCACCCGATCGTCATCCGTCGGCGTATCCCATTGCAGGATCACCGATCCGTCATCACAGAACGTCATGTCCAGGCCGTCTGTCTCTGCTAGCAGCTCCATGATTGCCCCCCAATCCTGATCGCTTTCCGTTTCTAGTTGATGGATCAGAACCTTCCTGCCGAGCTGTGCCAGCGGTGAGTTGATCATCGCTGAAATCCTCAGCCCTAAGCGCTCCAATCCGGTGAGCTCGTCCCTGCGTTCGAAATTTTCCTGCGCTGACATCAGAAGCCTCCTACCAACTGTATGCATATACAGTATTTAAAAATAACACAAGCGTGCTTGCATTCACGAAGCAAGCATGCTTTTATTATTGCAAGTTCGCTTGCATTTGCATCGAGCCAGGCAGCTCCGGCAGCCACCGCTCTTTACACAACTCGTCACCCGTCACCCTCAGCGGCACATGAGGGCAGCAGCTGCCTCACGCAGTGAGCTGGGTTCAGGTAACCAAGTGGCGCGCATGCCAATGCGGGGAAGCGCGTAGCCCAGAGAGCGATGGGCGCCTGGATCACTTCGATTTCACTGGCTGGCCTTGGCGACAGGGCCAGACGGGAAATCAACCGCCCCGGAGGGCAAGACGATGAGCTGCAGTTGCATCAGCGATGCCGTGAAGCTGGTTACGGACCAGCTTGCTGAGGAGGCGCCAGGGTCAGGGCCTTTCTACATGCGCGCAGAGGGCTACAACCTTTCACTCAACATCGAGACCGGAAGGGCAACTCGCCGATTCTGCGTAGAAGTCACTGGCCACTACATGGCGCCGAAAAAGGCCGGCGGCATGAAGCGCGTGAACAAGACTGTTTCGGTGGTCGCTAATTACTGCCCGCTCTGTGGCAAAGCATGCAGTGCCGACGATCAGGAAGAGACAACCAGCGCCACGTCAGCCTGACGTTAACTGCCCGATCTACCTGGTTCCCCATCACCAGGCTGCATCGGTCGTGACGTTCGCCCTCCCCTGGTCCGGGAGGTACACGGCAGCGAGCGTCATGACCAATGCAGCCCAACGGAAATGAACTCAAATGGCGAAGTCGTTTAAGCAAATGATCAAGGATGGCGAGGTGCGGCGCGCCGACGCCATGAAGGTTCAACTCGAAGACCTGCATGAAGAGCCTGGCTTCAACCTCCGCACCGAAGGCGAAGCGCTCGAGGCAAGCATCAACTCTCTCGCAGAGTTCGTCGCGGCGGGCGGCCAGATCCCTCCGTTGGAAGTTCGCCCGAGGGCGGAAGGTGGTGTTTGGCTTGTCGACGGCCACCGCCGGCGCCGGGCACTGTTGAAGCTCGATGCCGAAGGCCGGCTTCCTCGGACGCCCAGCAAAGAAAGGCCAGAAGTGCTGGAAGCCTGGGTGCCCGTGATCGCCTTTGAAGGCAGTGATGCCGATCGGGTAGCGCGCATCATCACCAGCCAGGAAAACGAAAAGCTCTCGCCGCTTGAGTTGGCTGAAGGCTACAAGCGCCTCCGTGCCTTTGGCTGGTCGGTTGAGCAGATAGCAGCAAAGGTTGGCAAGACACGGCAGCACGTTGAGCAGGTGCTGACTGTAGGCAACGCAAATACTGATGTTCAGAACCTGGTAGCTGCCGGCCACGTTTCAGCTACGACAGCTGCACAAGTCGTTCGGGAACATGGAGACGGTGCTGGCAAGGTACTGGGAGCCGAACTAGAGAAAGCCCAGGCAAACGGCAAGAAGCGAGTTACTGCTGGCTCGATGAAAGGGCCCTCGATCCCGAGGCCCAGGCTTGAAGCAGTGCACACCGCATCACGCAATCTAATTGCATCTCTGGACTCGATCGACGAGGACAGCCGCTCCCTCACGATTCCCGCCGCGCTCGTCCTGCAGCTGCGCGAAGCCTTGGACGGCGCCAAGCCGAGGTAACAGCTTATGGAAACGATAACGCGCGGCAAATGGACTGGCCACCTCGGCATGCTCTTGGCCCCTCGCGAGCTGGAGGCTCTGCTGTGGGTTGCGCAAGACCTCACAACCAAAGAAATCGCTCGGCTGATGGAAGTCTCACCCGGGACCGTGGCCAACGGTATCGAACGAGCAATTTTCAAGCTGAAAGCGAAGCGCCGCCTGGACGCTGTGATGAAAGCTTGGGACAAGAAAATAATCAGCCCGCTATGCATCTTCCTTGCGTGCCTCATCAGCATGCATGCCGCCATCAACGACAACGACCCCATGCGCCGCGACCGACGCGCGCCCGAGCGGCGCACTGCCCAAGTTCGAATCGTCCGCAAGGCCGAGGCCTTCGAGCTCCACGCCTGACCACTGAGGATTAACTCATGCAAGCAGCCATTCAGAAAAGTCAGGGCGAACTCACCGCCCTCCGCCAGGAAGTGATCACAGCCACCGAGGCCTTCCGCAGCAAGTCACGCTTCTATGTCACGGCGAGCGGAAATGGCTGGGCTATCGTCTCGGCCGCCAACGAACGCGTGTATGGCCGCAACAAAGACTATCCATCAGCCGTTCGCTACGCCCAGAGCTTGGAGCGCGCTATCGACGCCAAGACCTTGCCGGTGATTGCGGCCGTCAAGGTCAAACAGGTCGGTGAAAGCGCAACGCGCTGGGCTGCACTGTTTGGCCTGTGCCTTGTCCTACTGGCCGGAGCGGCGTCGTCATGAGCCGCGGGGTCAACAAGGTCATCCTGGTCGGCACCTGCGGCCAGGATCCGGATGTGCGCTACCTGCCCAACGGTAACGCCGTCACGAACCTAAGTCTGGCCACCAGCGAGCAGTGGACGGACAAGCAGTCGGGACAGAAGATCGAGCGCACCGAGTGGCACCGAGTGTCGTTGTTCGGGAAAGTTGCCGAGATCGCCGGCGAGTACCTACGCAAGGGCGCCCAGTGCTACATCGAGGGCAAGCTGCAGACCCGCGAGTGGGAGAAGGACGGCATCAAGCGCTACACCACAGAAATCGTGGTCGACATCAACGGCACGATGCAGCTGCTGGGCAGTCGGCCGCAGGGCCAGCAGCCCGGGCAAGTGCCAGATCGGCAGCCAAGGCAACAACAGCGCCCGGCGCGCCAACAGCAGAACCAGCAGGCGGCGCCGCCCGATCACGACAGCTTCGACGACGACATACCATTCGCGCCCCTCCACCACCTCGCCGGTGCGTAGCCATGAAGCGCCGGCAGCTGATGCACCCTACCGCGTACTAGCTCGGGCGGGCCTGCCGAGACAACAGCCAGTCACGCGATGCCCAGCCATACGGCTGGATGACCGTGGACTGCGGCTGGTGGCTTGCCGGCTGGCATGACCGTGACATGGAGCTTTCCGCCTGACCGGTAGAAAACCCTAACTTACTACCTTACCGCTCCACCAGAGAGCGAATGGAGTTAAACCATCCGTAGTCAAAGTTATTGGGGTCGCGGGTAAACTTGAGAAAGTAGTACATCTCAGATACGAAGTTACTAGCCGTAAGCACACACCCGGAAATTACATAACCCCTAACAGAAAAATCAAAAGCCCATATTAACAATGCTATTAGAAACATGGATACAGCGTGATTAAATGCTAGACGAAGGTACCACTCTCGCGGACCGCCCCATTTATCAATATGTTCAGGATGGCTCCTGAGCAAATTAAAATACGCCGAGGCAGCGAACAGCATAGTTACTAGAAACGGTGGGGATGTAATGGCCGAAGCAAGGATAAAAAGCTTCCAGAAGTCGAGCATGATGAATAACTGCGGATTGAGTAAAAATATAATTAGAAATCCTGGAGCTAGGAAGGCAAAGAAGAAAGATGCGGCATTGGCCGAAAAAGATACATTCACATCCTTAAGATCAATCATGACGCCCTCTCGGCCAAAACATTGATCTTACCAGCGTACACACCTTGCCGCATCCGGCCACGGAGGGCGGCGCATGCATGGAGAAAGCCATGAGCAACTACGACTGCGACTACGTCCGCCGCCACTACGACGTGCCGGCAAAGATCGGGCGCCGGGTGATCGCCAACGGCGAGCCAGGCGTCATCATGGCCGATCGTGGCCACTACATCGGCGTCATCCTCGACAGTGATCCGAAGAAGCGCATCCGAAACTACCACCCCACCTGGGAAATGCAGTACGGCGAGATGGCCGAGAAGCTGCCCCTGAAGCGCTACCAAGTGCTGGTGGCCGGATGGGACTGGGGGGACATCACCAATCGAACCATCGTCGATGTATTCGCCAGCACGCCCTCGCAGGCCAAGTACAAGGCCTACGAGCAGTGCGAGTACCACGACATCGAGTGCATGTTCGGCTTCAAGGTTCGCCGGGCATGACCATCCGCGCTGCTCGTCAGCGCCTCAGGAGCCTTCGCTTTTCACTTGGCAAATCCCGTTGGCCCGGTTCTTCCCGGTATACGAGACATCAGGCGAGCCGTCCGGGTTGATCGAGAGCGAGATAGTCACCCCGCTACCCTTGGCCTCGAAGTAGTTATCGTTGAACTTTTTCAGCTTTCCTTCTTCGCCATTTATGTAGATAGGGCCGCCCTTGTCGGCGTGCACCTCGATGTTTCCTGGGCACGTGGCGTTCACCAGCGGAATGCCAGCCTGAGCAGCACCCGACGCAGCCAGCAAAGTACAAATCAGTAGTCGCTTCATCTCACGCTCCTTGAGTGGATTGGCCGAGAGGGAAGCAATAGTCCAATTCGGCGCTTCCCGCCAGCGCCTCTCCCTATTCAACGAATCATGCCACCTTGGCAATGACCACCCGTGCCTCTGCGGCCCCCAGTATGGGCAATAAAAAGATGTTCCTACATTCCTGACGGCTTTGGTGGTGGTGGTGGTGGTTTAGGTGCTCTTTGTCCGGGTGGAAGGGGCACCTTCATGAGCTTCCCATTATTTAGCCTAATAGTTACATACTCACGATTATCGTTGTCGTTCTTTTTCGAGCTTTCCTTAACTGCCGCCTTGACCTTATCAAGCTCTGATTGCAGCTGAGAAATATTCTCCGCGCTCTCTGCATTTAGTTGCTCAGCGGTCGCTAACCTCGACACAAGCTGTTGTATTTGATCAAGCGCATTATCCCGATCTGCATCAGCCCTAGCCACCCGACTCTCGATACTATCAAGTTCACCGCTAAGCGTTTTTATGAAACCTCCCATTTCGTCTGCACTACCTGCCAGCCTATTGAAGATTTTCAAAATTGATTCAATCTGCTTGTTATCTGAAAAATTCGGATATCTAATTCGATGGTCAATCTCGCTCCAGCCCTCTTCAAATATTGTTCGAACCTGAACCTCAAACAAAATCTCAGTTACACCAGGCTTCGTTTTCATTACATAATGAACCGATCTGTAACCTGCCCGATGCACTCTTGGTGTAATTCCGCAACCCTTAAAAGCGGACACCAAGTCTTCAGGGTCTCCCTCCCTAATATATGAGACAGGCTTTTCAGCCAAACCCCACATCGAAATAACTTGCTGATGAATCTTAAAAACATCATCTTTGAAAAGATGCAACGCCCTGACGCCTATGAGATCAGAGATAACGTTATGATAGTTATCAACAGAAATGGAAAGATATTTTTTTGACGGCTTTCCCTCAGCTTGCTTCCGTATAATCTTTTCCAGCAAATGTTCAGGATCTTTGACACGCCAGCGTACCGAGTGAACACCTTGAAAAGATTGAATAGTTTTGACTACTAACTCCGCTGCATCTTCAAGTTGCCGAACTCTTCGACAATAGTCTTCATAAATAGCTAGCAATCCTTCCCAGCTAATCACTGCACGTGACCACTCTTCTTCTGACACATTATTTCTTGAGAGAAAGCTTGCTCTATCCATGTCCACTCCTAACGTGTTCACCCCATCAAGTCGGAACATGAAACCCCATCCCGAGACAAAATGCCACTATCCGAAAAAATCTAGTTCGGATGCCGGCGCCTGCACGCAAGGACCACACGATGGCCGAATACAACATCGTCAGCATGAGCGGCGGTAAAGACAGCACGGCCACGCTTCTGGTCGCTCGCGAACTGGAGGTGCCGAACCTCAGCGGCGTATTTGCAGACACCGGGCACGAACACCCGGCCACTTATGACTATGTGCACTACCTGGCCGAAGCCGTCGGCGTCCCTATCCGCTGGGTAAAGGCTGACTTTGCCCGGCAGATCGCCGGCAAGCGTAGGTTCATCGAAACGAAGTGGCGCGAGAAAGGAGTGCCAGAGGCCGTGGTGCTTGGGGCCCTGGATGTGCTGCACCCCACCGGCAACCCATTCCTCGACATGTGCCTCTGGAAAGGCCGATTCCCCAGCACCAAGGCCCGATTCTGCACGGACGAGCTGAAGCGGAACCCGATTATCGAGGACGTTTTCATGCCGCTTATGACTGGAGAGAACCTGGTTCTCTCTTGGCAAGGCGTCCGGGCCGATGAGTCCCTGAATCGCCGCTACCTGCCAGAATGCGACGAGGTCGGCGGCGGCCTGTTCAATTACCGCCCAATACTTAGGTGGCCGGTAGAGGCAGTCTTCGAAGCGCACCGGGCCGCATGCATCAAGCCCAACCCACTCTACCTGCAGGGCTGCAACCGGGTCGGCTGCATGCCCTGCATCATGTGCGCGAAGGACGAGTTGCGCGAGATCGCCACCAGATGGCCGGAGGAAGTGGCAAGGGTGCGCGAGTGGGAGCGTCTGGTGAGCATCGCCAGCAAGCGCGGCGCGGCCACGTTCTTCGCCACTGTCACCGACCCCACCGTCAGATCAGATGATAAGGTCAGCGCCGACACGCATGGCATCGACCGAATGGTTGATTGGGCCAACACAAGCCGGGGAGGCCGTCAGTTCGACATGGTCGACCTCATCACCCGCACTGACAGCCGAAACAGCTGCTCCTCAGCTTACGGGCTATGCGAGTGACCCGATGCCCGCAGAAATCGACCGGATCGCCGGACGCCGATCAAGCCCATAAACAACGAGAATCAAGCAGCTACTCCAGGTACACCGAAAACTTGGACCGCAAAGAACATGGCCGCAATCGCGGAGAAACAAGCCGCAACTCGATTCCAATGCGCCTGTTTTATCAAGGTTTCCCGAAGGTTGTACCGCTCACCTTTCTCGTCGAGACCAATGCTTGGCGCCTGCACCGCCTCCCCATTTTTGTCCCTTAAGCTGAAAGGCACTTTGGCTGTTGCTGATCGCAGCCAGGCATATGCGGAAACCAATGCGCTGAGAGCCGAAAAAGCAGGAGCGTAGTGGGCAGTGAAAGCTGAGATGTCCATGTTCCTCATTCCTTATAAGTCGAGACAATCAAATGATCTCATATGGAAGCGTCTGCAGCGGCATTGAAGCTGCGACCGAGGCCTGGCACCCGCTGGGCTGGCGTGCCGACTGGTACGCCGAGATCGAGCCATTCCCCTCTGCGGTGCTGGCCTACCACTACCCAGAAACGCCGAACCACGGCGACATGACCCGCCTGGCGGCCATGGTGCTGTCCGGCAGGATACCAGCGCCTGAGGTGCTGGTCGGCGGTACTCCCTGCCAGGCCTTCAGCGTGGCCGGAATGCGCGAAGGCCTGGCCGATCCCCGCGGCGCACTGACCATCAAATACGTGGAGCTCTTCGATGCAATTGACCATGTTCGAACCATGCGCGGCGAGCCCGAGGCCATCTGCACCTGGGAAAATGTCCCCGGCGTCCTCTCTGACAAAGGCAACGCGTTTGGCTGCTTCCTCGGCGCCCTGGTGGGCGAATCCGAAGAACTCCAACCGCCAGGGGGCAAATGGAAGGACGCTGGTTGTGTGTATGGACCCACGCGAACAGTCGCATGGCGGGTTCTGGATGCCCAATATTTCGGCCTGGCCCAACGACGCCGCCGTGTGTTCGTTGTCGCAAGTGCTCGATCAGGGTTCGATCCCCTCGAAGTACTTTTTGAGCGCGAAGGCGTGCGCCGGGATACTCCGCCGCGCCGAGGCGAGGGGGCGAGTACTCCCGTCGGAACTCTCGGAGGCACTTCTCCTGGTGGCGGGTGGCGATTTGGGGCTGATGAAGCAGCAGCCGGACAGCTGATTGCCCATCCGAAAGCATTCGGCGGAAATAACACCAGCGGGCCAATTGATGTGGCGCCAGCCCGCAACGCATGCGGCAGCGGCAGCGGCAGGATGGACTTCGAGAGCGAGGCGTTCATAGTTTCGGGCACGCTTCAGGCGAATGGCAAAGCGGCAGGCAGCGCCACCCAGCAGGACGCCGAGAGCGGAATGCTCGTCGTGCACGGCACTCAAGATCCAGATGTCAGGTACGAACAAGCGCAAAGCCTCGGGCGAAACAACGGGCAGGAGAACGCACTGCTCGCCTTCAGCTGTAAGGACCATGGCGCAGACGCAGGCGATCTGGCACCCACTCTGCGCGCCATGGGGCACGGTGCAAGTCACCCCAACGCCGGAGGCCAAGTAGCCGTGCAGGTGCCTAGTGGCGTGCGCCGCCTCACCCCGCGCGAGTGCGAGCGCCTCCAGGGATTTCCCGATGACCACACGCTGGTCCCGTATCGCGGTCGAGTAGCGGGTCTTTGCCCAGACGGGCCGCGCTACAAGGCGATCGGCAATAGCAAGGCCGTCCCAGTCGTGCGCTGGATCGGCCAGCGCCTTCAACAACAACTTGAACGTCTCGCTTGAGGTCACCCATGCCCACAGAAAACCGATCCAGCAACACAGAGATGGCAAGCGTGCCCACGCCGATTGCTGCTGACAACGACCGCGACCTGCTGGAATACATCGCAGAAGCAGTCGAAACGCAGACCTACGTTTGCGACCAGTGCGGCCATGAGGAGCCGCTTTCCACGTTCGATATTGCATCCGATCTGCGCGACTACATGTTGGCTTTCCCTCAAGCGCCAGTCCCGCAGCCCCACCCCGACCCTATAGCCTGGATGGTTGGTACTGCCTTCTGGTGGACCAAAGAAGAGGCAGAGCGGGATGCTGCAGAGATGAACATACCGGTAATTGGCTTGGGCCCAATGACCGATACCGATGAGGTTCAGCGAATGCGAGAAGCTCTGAAGTTCTACGCAGACCGCGACCACTTCGCGGACGATATCGGCAACGAATGGGACAGCGTTAGCGGCGAACCCACCAACATCCTCTGGCACGGACAGGAAGCTTGGTTTGTCGAGGACGGCTCGGTTGCCAGGGCCGCGCTGTTGGGAATGTCTGAGCAGGATCCAGGCTGAGTATCGCAGATCCCTCTGCGATTTCGGATCAGGACGGTAACGAAGGCTGAATTTTCAGGCTCAGGAAGATGGCCCAAGCATCATATGACTTCTGGTGCCAGACCACCGCTTCGTCCCAGGAAACGCCCTTGATCTCACCGTTAGAAATTAGGTGCCTAAGCCTGGAATTTGAGGCATCCAATTCGAGGAGGTGCCGATGAGCCGCGTATCGAAAATCATCGTTGCTTAGCATTGGACTGATGTCCTAAAGGGCTGGCTCGAGAATACGTGCCGATGTCCCTGTGCATTCACTGTGACATCAAATCGAAGCGGTCACTCCGTAAACCGGAATGGAGCACATTTGTACTCCATCCAGCTGTAACCCCTTTCCCCTCTATTCACTGCCGCGATATGGCGGCCAAGGCGAAGCTATGTCTCAAGCAAAGGAACGCCCGATCCTGTTTAGCGGGCCTATGGTCCGCGACGTCCTGGAAGGCCGGAAGACGGTCACCCGCCGCGCGCTGAAGATTCAGCCCCGCACCCCTGGCGACATCGGGAGCTACGGCCGTGGCCAGCCATTCATTCGCCACCCGGACCCGACCAAGCGAAACCCTGAATGCCCTTATGGTCGGCCAGGTGATCGCCTGTGGGTGCGCGAAACCTGCTTCATCAACGACTACCGGGAGGCCAAAGTCCCCGTTGACGAGCGAGCCAGCGTTGATGTGGTTTACCGCGCCGATCCATTACCGGACTGGGAGGGTGAAGAGAGCCTGATTACCTGGCGGCCCAGCATTCACATGCCGCGCTGGGCCAGCCGCATCCTGCTGGAGCTTACCGACGTTCGCGTAGAACGACTGCAGGACATCAGCGACGACCAGGCCAGGGCCGAAGGCATGGTGTACACCGACTTCGGCATGCAAGAGCGGCCCGGCAAGGTCAGCGTGGACGGTGGCAAGACATACCACCCAATGAAGCTACAGCAGGCTCCAGGCTGGCACTCTGGCGATGCAACCCACCCTGACCAATGCCTCGACCGAGCCAAATGGGCGTTCGCGAACCTCTGGGAAAAGATCAACGGCGAGTACAGCTGGGACGCCAACCCATGGGTCTGGGTCGTCGAGTTCAAGGTGATTAAACCGTGCGACTACCAAGGCAGGCACTTCGGCGCGCCGTATCCCGATGCTCAGTGCGTTGATGGCTTCCTGTGGGATGAGGACAGCTGCGATGTGCCGGGCGGGCCATTACTGAGCGGCGGCGATATCCCCTGCCCTAAGTGCAACGCAGAGGCATACGCCGACCACCAGCGCGAGGTGAGTCAATGACCCGCCTCGCCCTCTGCCTCCTGCTGCTGGCCACCGGCGCCAGCGCAACCGAGAACATCATCGACGTGCAGCACGACAGCCAGCGCGGCGTCACCTGCTACCTGCTCAACGGGGTCGACATCAGCTGCATCCCCGACAGCCAGCTGCAGGCCGGCAACCAGCGCCAGCTCTCCCCGCACGAAACACAACCCGAACCTACACCCGCACTGGCGCCTGGGCGCTGGATTGATGAAAGGTATGAGCTGTGAAAGCACTTTCAATTCGCCAGCCCTGGGCCTGGCTGATCATCAGCGGCGGCAAGGACATCGAGAATCGAACCTGGCACACGAAGTTTCGAGGACGTTTCTTGGTACACGCCGCCACCGGCATGACACGTCGTGAGTTTCTGTCGGCCTTTGATTTCATGACCCGACAGGGGATCAAGCCGCCCTTCCCGGTGCCGCCTGACAACCTTTTGCGAGGCGGGATAATTGGCTCAGTCGAGCTTATCGACAGCGTCGATCACAGCGAATCGCCCTGGTACATGGGCGAGAAAGGGTTCGTGCTGCGCGATCCAAAGCCGCTCCCGTTTGTCCCGATGAAGGGGCGCCTAGGATTCTTTGATGTGCCCGACGAGGTGCTGGTATGACCGACCTGATCGAAGTGAAGACGGCAGACCTGGTCGGCGAGGCGCTTGGATGGGCAGTAGGCATGGCCGAAGGCCTGGAGTTGGAAATGGAGCCACCGCACTACAACACCTCCTGGCGGGTGTTTGCCCGCCACCGCTACACCGTGACCGAGCAAGCCAAGCGCTTCAACCCGTGGGAAGACTGGGCGGTGGGCGGACCGCTACTGCAGAAGCACAACGTCAGCCTGCACTGCCCGCAGAAAGATTGGGACTACTGGGCAGCCTGGATAACCGAAAACGGCAAGGACGTTGCCCAAGGGTCTGCTCTTCCATTGCCGGCGGCGTGTCGAGCCATTGTCGCCCACAAGATTGGCGATACCGTCCAGGTGCCGAAGGAGCTTATGCCGTGAACCGAGAAGCATTGAAAGCGCTGGCTGAGCGGGTGATGAACGACCGTCGATTCTGCTGCGACGAACAACACAGGTTCCTGGCTGAGGGCGTAAATGAGCTACTCGCAGAGAACGAGGCTCTGCGCAAGGATGCCAAGCGGTACCGATTCGTTCGCAACCCCATTGGAACCAGCTCACCGCTGGCTATCTGGAACGAGGGGAGAATGCCCCTGTTCTGCGCGATGGCTGATGCGGTCGTTGACGAGCTCATGGCCAAAGAGGCCGCTCAATGATCGCCCTCGCCTACATGGCCTACCTGATCTGCAGGGGGTCGCGATGAACGACGCTAGCCTTTACCGAGGCGAGTGCCTGGAGGTGATGAAGTCGATACCAGACGCAAGCGTCGACCTGGTGCTGGCTGACTTGCCCTATGGCACAACACAGTGCGCCTGGGATGTGGTAATCCCTTTCGCTCCCCTGTGGGAGCAGTACTTGAGAATCGCCAAGCCAGAAGCGGCCATTGTGCTGTGCGCGGCTCAGCCTTTCAGCTCACTGGTAGTCGCCAGCAACCCCCGCGACTACCGCTACGAGTGGATCTGGGAGAAAGCCAATGCCACCGGCTTCCTCAACGCCAAGAAGCAGCCCCTGCGGGCTCATGAAAGTGCCCAGGTCTTCTACCGGCGCCAGCCGGTGTACAACCCGCAGATGACAACCGGTCACGAGCGGCGGACGGCGAAGCGGAAGACGGTCAATTCGGAGTGCTACGGCAAGGCCCTGGCGCTCACCGAATACGACTCCACGGACCGGTACCCGCGTTCGGTTCAGTTCTTCTCGAGCGACAAACAGACGGCCAACTTCCACCCAACCCAGAAGCCGGTCAGCTGGATGCGGTTCCTGATCGCCACCTACACCAACCCGGGCCAGGTGGTGCTCGACAACACGATGGGTAGCGGCACGACCGGCGTTGCAGCAGTCCAGTTGCACCGGCGGTTCATCGGGATCGAGAAGGACACCGACGAAAACGGTAAACCACTTGGCTATCTGGACATAGCCAGGCAGCGAATCGACGAAGCCATCGCCATTCGCGATACCCAAGCGGCGCAGATCGAACTGTTCGAAGCGAGAGCTTAACCCTTCCCCCTACAACTCAAGCCCGCCGGCGTGCCGACCAGAAGTGCGTCACGGCCAGCAAAACTCCAGGTATGGCCATGCCAAGGCCGCTGTAGATGAAGGCAGGCTGGCTTGTCATCAGTCCACTGAAAGCGAACCCGACGCCAGTGGGTACCAGGGTGACTGCTGCATAGCCCCACGGCTTTCTAGTTTCCTTGGCCATATCGCTCCTCCTCTTGAACCCCGATTAAACCACATGAGCCCGCCGACAGGCGCAGGCGAGGATTACCTATGTCCGCAGAACGATTCCACCACACCGCGAACGACTGCTTGGAGCGCCTGGCAGCCGATCTCTGGCCGGAAGCCAAGCTGGCTCTAGTCATATACACCCAGGGCAAGCCTGAGCTCGACATCGTCCTGAAGGACAGCGGCCTGAACGTCGACGAGGTGGTGAGCACCTTGCGCCGCCGTGGCGGGCTTGGCCTTGATGGCCAGAACAATTACAAGCGCCTGGTCTGTGACGCGATCATCGGAACCATGGCTTGCGGCAAGCAAAACAGCAACCCTCCGCCTGCTGATCACTGGGGCCAGGAGTTCTGGGATATCGGTCGGGCCGAAGGCGCGCAGCAAGAAGAGCTGGTCCATGCCCTGCGCCTGGCGCGCAAAGAGCTAGAAGCCTGCCAGCGTGTTATCCACTACGCCGGCGGATTCGACCCGGCCTACGTCAACAACGCCCAGGCCGCGATCAAGGTCGCCGACGCGGCTCTTGAAAAAATTCCTGCCTAACCGTCACCCTGCCATTAATCAAATGCCCGCCATCTGCCGTGCGGGTGAGGAAACTCTATGTCTGAACGCAAAACGATGTGCATCTACCACGGCAACTGTGCTGACGGCTTCGGTGCCGCCTGGGTTGTCCGCAAAGCCCTGGGCGACCAGGTCGAGTTTGTCGCCGGTGTCTACGGCCAAGAGCCGCCAGACGTTGAGGGCAAGGACGTTATCATCGTCGACTTCAGCTACAAGTACGAAGTCATGGCGAGGATGAGCTGGAAGGCCCACAGCATCATCATCCTGGATCATCACAAGTCGGCGGCCGAGGACCTGAGCAAGTTCCCGCCCTTCCATGCAGGCGTTCGGCTCGATGGCCGGCACGCCGACGGCACGGTCGCGCTGGGCTGGGAAAGCGCTCACAGCTTCATGCAAATGCAGAACGCACCGGCCATCGCCTGCTGCTTCGATATGAACCGCAGCGGCGCCATGCTGGCCTGGGACCACTTCTTCCCCGGGCAAGAGCCGCCCATGCTGCTGCGCCACATCGAGGACCGCGACCTCTGGCTGTTCAAGCTGGACGGCACCCGCGAAATCCAGGCGAACCTGTTCAGCTACCCATACGACTTTGAAGTCTGGGACAAGCTGATGGCGGCCGATGTGGAAACCCTCCGCTCGGACGGCGCCGCGATCGAGCGCAAGCACCACAAGGATATTGCCGAGCTGGTTGCCGTGATGAAGCGCCGCCTGGTCATCGGCGGTCACGATGTGTCCGTGGCCAGCCTGCCGTACACGCTCACCAGTGACGCCGGGCACCTGATGGCTCAAGGCGAAGCGTTCGCCGCGTGCTACTGGGATACGCCAGATGGCCGCGTATTCAGCCTGCGCAGCACCGACGAGGGGCTGGATGTGTCGGAGATCGCTAAACAGTACGGCGGTGGCGGCCACCGAAACGCCTCCGGTTTCCGCGTGCCGTTCGGCCACGAACTCACCAAGTAATCAACACCACGCCAACAAAGCCCGGTGGTAGCGACAGCCGGGCGAGGATGACCTATGCCCGAAAACACCGACTACAGCATTTCGCCAGCGGACGCGCTGATCATCGCCGGTATCAGCCAGCATGGCCTGGATATGCGCCGCACCATGGTGAAAGCCCTATGGCGAGAGCACGGTCCGGCGAAGCTCGCCGAGATGTTCGCTCAGTTTATTGGCATGGCCAACTCCGTCGCTGCCAACTGTGCAGAGATGAGTGACATGGTCCTCATCCATGAGTGCGGCGTTCACCCCGACAAGTTCGACAGCGTGAACCTGCCGACCATCTTCGGGGCCTGCCAAGGCGTGCAGATCGCAAGCAAGTGCGACCCGGCCGGTGCATGTCAGGGCTGCGCATATCGCCTGGGATCCATCGCCAATCAGTCGCCCATCACCACCAGCGACGCAGAGTTCATGGCGCACGACCGCAAGGGCTTCATGTGCCACGCCGACCTCGACGAACGCGGTGAACCACTACGGGTTTGCGTCGGCCACGCAAAAGCCGCCAAGGCGACCACTTAACCACCAACCTGCCGCCACCGGCGGCGTGGAGACCAACATGCATTTAAAAAGGAAGAAGCCAGGCGATGAACACGCCGGGATGGCAGAGGCCATTGCCCAGGAAATGGACAAGGTAACGGAGGAAAGGATGGCCGAACTGCTGGGAATCACGCTGCGAGCGCTTCAGACCCGGCGCCAGCGCGGGAAAATCCCTGAAGGCGTCTGGAACAAGAACGGCCGCAACATCATGTACAGCAGATGGAGATATGAGGAATGGCTCGAAAGCCTGTGGGTCTGCCCCCTGGAATTGAAATCCGAGGAGACTCGCTCCGAATCCGTTTCACTTGGAACGGTGAGCGTCGCGGGGAAACCCTCGCCCACCCCCCGACGGCGCAGGGCATCCGCGCAGCCAGCCGTGTACGTGATCAAGTAGTCAACCTGATCCGTCACGGCCTGCTAGACGACGAGAAGTATGCCGAGCTATTCCCGGGCTCGGAGGTTGCACGCCGGACGGCGGAGTCTATCCCGAGCCTGGGCGCCTACACCCAGATGTGGCTGGATAGCCGCGACATCGTCGAAGGCACCCGCAACAACTACAAGAGCGTGTTCAACATCTACTGGATGCCATACCTCGGCCTACGCCGGATAGACATGATTACGCCGACGATGCTTCGCGGGGTAATTTCCCAGATCCAGTGGACGTCAGTTGGCGTAAAGCGGAATGCGATCATCAAGCTGGCCAGTGTTTTCAAGACAGCGGTCCTTGATGGTTTGATCGCCAAGAACCCCACCACCTCGCTTGATAAGCCAAAGTCCGTCAAGAAAGTCGTAGACCCTTACACCAGGGCGGAAGCAGAGGCGATAATCTCCCACCTGTATGCGACGCTTCAGAAATACTCGCAGATCTACGCAGCGTTCTTCGAGTTTTGCTTCTTCACTGGGGTTCGCCCTGGCGAAGCAATGGGTCTGAAATGGGAGGACATCGACGTTGATCAGCGTTCCGCGACGGTTCGCCGGATCATCGTCAACCGTGCGCCCCAGGAACGTACGAAAACCAAGCATCATCGGGTGGTCCTGTTGAACGAGCGCGCATTGAACGCCATCAACCAGGCCCAGCGAATGGCTACCCTTCGTCGAATGGCGTCCAAGTCGGCCCACCCGACTAGTCCCTTCGTGTTCCAACCAAGCAAAGGTGGGCTGTGGATCAACGAGCCAAGTGTTACAATCCGCCACTTCAAATCGGCGCTGAAGGCGCTGAACATCCGTGAACGCCGTCAGTACGACACCCGCCACACCTACGCAACCATGTGCCTGATGTCTGGGATGAACCCCGCGTTCATCGCGAGCCAGCTTGGCCACAGCGTCGAGATGTTGCTCTCTACCTACGCGAAATGGATCAGCTCCTCCTCGGACTGGAGGGAGCTGGAGAAGCTGCCGCCCCGAGTCGAATTGGCCCAAAATTGGCCCAAAACTGACGAGAGGGCCTAA